ACATCCTGGTAAGCGACGTTGACCACGAGAGAAGCCTTGTCACTTGCGCCGGGATGGTCATTACCGCTGGGATAGATGGTCACGGGGATACCAGCAAGGGTATCAGTACCGTCGTTCAGACCGTACAGGTTGTTCTGAAGGTCGATGAGGTACATGTCGAACACCTCGTTGGCGTTGGCCAGGATCTGCGCACGCAGATAGTGACGGAAGCTGTCGATGGTGAGCGCATCGGTGCGGGGACTCATGCCGCTGTAGGCATTGGGGCCGTAGCCCGTCTGGCTGAACTGCGCCTCGCCACCGCTGGGCTCCCAGTTGATGATGGGAGGAAAGCCGTAGGCGCGGTTGGGCAGGTCGGCATGACAGGCTGCACGCAGTGCCTCAAGATTTGCGTAGCTCAACTTCGTGCCGTGCTTGACGAGCAGAAGAGCCTTGAGCTTGTCGTAATTGATGTCGCAGTTAGACTGGCCCGAGAAGAACGAGCCACTCTTACAATTCCTAATTCTTGACATATTCTCTTATGCAGTTTTGATTGTTAACCTTAATTTCGAGGCTGCGCACGTCGATAGCGTCTATCGGCTCGCTCACCTCCTGTCCGCTCGGGGTCATCGCCCCGTAACGGCCATAGTCGAAGTTCTTGGACATCGTATGGGGAACATACTCCAGCACGCCATAGCCCCAGTCGAAACGGCGGTCGTGCAGCAGCACGTCGATGAGTTTCTCATAGATGGGCAGCAGGATGCGCTCGAAGGATGTCTCCATGCGCTTCTCATTAGACCAGTCCTTCTTGGATGAACAGGCGATGATGAGATTGATTTTCGTGCGGTACTGGTAGTCGCCCGAGTCCACGATCTGCACATTCGGCGTCTGCAAAGCAATCAGCGGGAACTTGAGCGGCATGTTGCTGCCCACACCCTTTGAACGCACGTCAAGCATGTCCTTGATGTACTGAGCGGAACCGTAGATGTAGTTGATGCCCACACCCACAACGGTCTCGGTGCTGCCGTCTTTCCTGGTATTGATGATGCTTACGGCCTCACCAACGGCTCTCACCACACTCTCGAAAATCTTCTCTATCTGGTCCATCACAAATTGAACTGGTTAATGGGGGTTACCATGTTGACACGATAATAAACCTCAAAGTCGCTCACCTCGGCCCATTTTATGAACTGCAAGTTCAACTCCACCATGTGGTTCCATACCGACACCATGCGCTGGCGGGGAGGCTGGTTGTCGTTGGCCGACTTCAACCGCATCAGGCCGGTGATGGTCATCGTCTGGTTGACATCGCCCACCATCTTGAAATAGACGTAATGGGCAAAGGACTGGCGCAGCTTCCCGCACAGTTCCTCCACGGGCTCGTTGACGTAGGGCACCACCTCCTCGCCGTCCTCGGCCTCTGCCAAAGCCTGTTCAAAGGCCTCGGTGTCGGCAAGGTGCTTCACCACCGTCTCGGCCAAGGCGTCACCGACCATGTTACGCAGGAACTCGTCCTGGTAATGCTCGATGTAGCCAGTAATGGCCTCCTGGACAGCATAGGCATTGTTGTCCATGTCACCGTGTGCCTTCGCATTCTCGATGGCAAGAGGACCGGTGTAGAAATATGAGCAATCAATGAGGTTCATCGTTCATGTCACTTCTTTGCCTTCTTGGCGGGTTTCTTCTCATCAGCAGGGGCAACGTCCTTGGTGTCGGACACCTCGGGCTCTGCCTTCTTCTCCTCGGGGGTCTCCTCCTCCTCATCGGCAACGGGGGTGATTTTCACCATCCCCATTGCGATGCGGTAGCGGTTCTCCTGAAGCACCACGTCAGCCTGCGGACCTTCCAGGATATACTTCATGGTTATGCGGGCTTGGTGATGGCGGTCTTCAGTGCGGCAATGCTGCCGTATGCGAAGGCCCAGGGGTTGTAGATCGGGAAGATGACCTCTTCCTGTGCGATGAGGTGAACAGAGTTGGTCAGCTTGTCCTCCACGTCCTCAGCCCACTCAAGGTTGAGGTTGGTGTAGTCCACGATGGAGCAACCGTTCACGGAGAAGTCACCAATCAGGTACATGCCGACGGGGATGCCGTCGTACTCCACGATGGGACGGCCAGCGATGGTCTTCACACCGCCGTTCATCTGCACAAGACCCAGGTTGCGGCCAGTGGTGTCCTTCTCGCACTCGATGGCGTTAACCGTAAGCGGGTTAAGCACGATGGCGTTGGGGGCATACTGGGCGTAGGTCATCACGGCGAAAGCGGTCTTGATGACGTCGAGGCTGTTGGGCAGGACCACGCTCTGGTAAGCGGCACTCTTGACGGTGAAGGTGATGGCACCACAGTGGGCGGTGGTCTCGGTCGTCACGTTGGTGGTGGCACCGATACCACGCACGATGATCTGACGGTCGTTGAGCTTGATGACATCGTGGGTGCCGTTCAGCGAAGCGTTGTCGGTCGCACCGGCAAACGTGATCTTCATGCCGTCGAGGATGAGAGGC